GAATGGTGATAGTTGTATAGTAGAAATGAAATTTAGAAATCAATACTACTTAAATAAAATGTTAGAAGAAAAGAAATACAACAATTTAATAAACAATAAAAACTACAAAAAAAAATATTACGCTGTAGTTGACAACAAAGGATGTTTTTTATATGATTTAGACAATGTAGATATAACTTTAACTAAGTCAATAGAATGTCCTGTAAAAACAATAACCGATAAAAAAGTAACAAAAATTAAAAAAATAATTTTACTTTTACATCACGACGCAATGAAATACAATTACAAATTTTTTAAACAATGAAACAATGTCTTATTATAATGATTTATCAGAATTAGGAATAATACTGAAAAAAACAAGTGGCATATGTAAAGTCAAATGCCCTGAATGTTCACATACTAGAAAAAACAAAAAAGATACTCCACTATCAGTAAATATAGATGAGGGTTTATACAATTGTCATAACTGTGGCTATTCTGGTAATGTAAAATTTAAATCTAAACCAGATTACATAGTACCAGTAAAACAAAATGCAGAAGTAACTGAACGTGTTTTAAAATGGTTTGCTACAAGAAAAATATCAGAGCCAACTCTAGTGCATTGGAAAGTAGGCGAGTCTTTAGAATATATGCCACAAGTACAAAAAAAACGTAGAGTTGTAAATTTTAATTACTATAGAGAAAACAAATTAGTTAATGTTAAATATAGAGATTCAGAAAAAAACTTTAAAATGGTTTCAGGAGCTGAACTAATATTTTATGGTCTTGATAATATAAAAAATACTGATTCAGTTTATATAGTAGAAGGTGAAATGGATGCACTTAGTATGCACGAATCAGGCATTTATTCTGTATGTAGTGTACCTAATGGCGCAAGTAAAGGCAATCAAAAACTAGAATACTTAGACAACTGTTATAAGTATTTTAAAAATAAAAAATCTATAATTATTTGCACAGATAATGATGAAGCAGGTCTTATGCTAAGAAATGAATTAGCTAGAAGATTTGGCTTTTATAAATGTAAATATGTTGATTTTGGTGAATTTAAGGATGCTAATGATGTTTTAATAGCTAAAGGTACTGAAGCACTGAAAAGTGTTGTTAAAAACGCTAAAAACTTTCCATTAGAGGGTGTTTTAAATATTAATGACATATGGCAAAACGTTTTAAACTATAGTGAAAAGGGAATAAAAAACTATTCTATAGGTATGGGTCAATCAGATGACTATTGGAAATTAGCATTTGGCGAATGGACAGTTGTAACTGGCATACCTAATAGTGGTAAAAGTGATGTTGTAGACCAAATCTGTTGCAATTTAGCTACACAGTATGGTTTTAGATGTGCAATGTTTTCACCAGAATCATTTCCATATGAAGGGCATATTAAGAGAATAGCAAATAAACTTAATAAAACAAATTGTAATACTGATGAATTAAACAATACAAAAGATTTTATAGAAGAACACTTTAACTGGATAAAAATAGATTTAGAAAACCTAACATTAAAAGGTATTTTAAACGCATTTAAAGAGTTAGTATTTCAAAAAGGTATAAACGTTTGTGTAATAGACCCTTACAATATGTTAGATCACTCAGCGCAACGTGACCATTCTTATGTAGGTAAATTATTAAGCGAAATAACACAATTTTGTCAACAAACTAAAACACATTTATTTTTAGTAGCACATCCTAGAAAAATAGAAACAATAGAAGGCACTTACAAAAAACCAACTTTATATGATATATCTGGTAGTGCAGATTTTTTTAATAAAGCATATAACGGACTAATTGTTTATAGATGTATTGGTCAAAAATCTAAATACAAAAGTGATTTAGTTAAAATGTATGTAGAGAAAGTAAAGCGTAAAGAAAATGGTCAATTAGGTGAATTTGAGATTGCACCTGATTTTAACGCAGGGGGTGTTTATAAGCATTTAGAATTGGCTAAGAAAAAGTTTGAAGTAATTAAAGATAATATACCTTTTTAATGACAAAAAAACATTATAAAGCAATGCATTGGTGTATAAATAATAATATTTATGTTAGTGCATATCCTACTACAATAGGCACAAAAGTAGAAATAAAAAACAATGGTAAAACCTTTATTTCACCAAACACTTACACCAAGAAACAGTTAGATTTTAAAATATGGGAATTATATTTGTATCTTTATGACCAAAATAATTAACAATGGCAAAGAGACAAAATCCAACGCTTAAAAAAGCAATGATAAAAGCACTGGAGAAATGTATGGGAATAGTTACTACAGCTGCTAAGATGGCTGGCATTAACAGGTCTACACATTATGAATGGTTAAAAACAGACCTAGAGTATAAAGACAAAGTAGAAGCATTAGAAGATTTAATATTAGATTTTGCAGAAACTAATCTACATCAACAAATAGAAGAGGGTAATACAACTGCTACAATATTTTTACTTAAAACTAGAGGTCGCAAAAGGGGATATATAGAACGTCAAAACATTAAAATGGAAGCTGACATCAACACAACAAAAATATCGCCTGAAGGACAAAAGAAAATTGACGATATTTTGAATGACGAATATTAACGGAATTATAAAAGAAAAGTGTGAGGATTCATTACTTTTTTTTACTAGATATATATTTAAAGAAAATACTGGTAACAAGTTTGAAGTAGCAGAATTTCACAAAACATTAGCTAATACTTTACAAAGTGTTTATGATGGCGATATAAAACGTTTGATTATAAACATACCTCCACGTTATGGTAAAACAGAAATAGCTGTTAAAATGTACATATGTTGGGTGTTGTCTAAAAATCCATATGCTAAATTTATACACTTATCATACTCAGATGCATTAGCATTAGATAATAGTTCACAAACTAGAGAATATATACAATCAGATGCGTTTCAACGTGTTTGGGACATTACACTAAAAAAAGATAGTCAATCACAAAAGAAGTGGTACACAACACAGGGTGGTGGTGTTTATGCTACTGCTAGTGGTGGTGCAATAACAGGATTCGGTGCAGGTAGTGGTGGTGCTATAATAATTGATGACCCACTAAAACCAGATGATGCAACGTCAGATGTAAGAAGGTCTTTTATAAATAACAGATACAATACAACTATTAGGTCTAGGGTAAATGATAGAGATGTGCCTATAATTGTTATAATGCAACGATTACACGAAGAGGATTTAAGCGGTTACTTATTAGATGGTAATAGTGGTGAAGAGTGGTATCATTTAAAATTATCTGCTATACAAGAAAACAATGTGCCATTATGGAACAGTAAACATTCTTTTGAAGAATTAGAAGCAATAAGGCAAGCAGATAGATATACTTTTAGTGGTCAGTATTTACAAGAACCTGCGCCATTAGAAGGTGGTGAATGGAGGGTAGATTGGTTTAATATAATTAATAAAGCTGAAGTGCCTAATGATATTAACTGGGAAATGTTTGTTGATGGTGCTTATACAAAAGATACAAAGAACGATCCTACAGGAATACAAATTAGTGGAAAGAGTGGCGATAATTTATACATACTTAAAAGCATAGATAAATATTTAGAAATGCCAGAGCTAAAAACTTTTATAAGTAGTTTTATAAAAAATTGTGGTGTTAACATTAGTCAAATACTAGTAGAGCCTAAAGCATCTGGTAAATCATTAGTACAGTTGTTAAGGCGAGAAACTAACTATAACGTATCTGAATTAAAAACTGATTTTGTTAAATATAGTAAAATAGAAAGAGCTAGAGCCTCATCACCATTCATTGAAGGTGGTCGAGTTTATTTGATTAAAGACTATTGGAATGATGGTTATTTGCAACAAGTTAGCACATTTCCTAATGCAAAACACGATGAACATATTGATGTTACATCTTACGCAATAGAGCGCAATTTACTAAAAAATTTCTTTATTGTATAAATACTTTTAAATTTTGTATTTTTACAAAAAATTTATTATAAGCAAAAAAATATGGCTTCACTTTTTGACCGCTTCAAATCCATAATTAATAAAAATTCACAAAATACTGCTGAAGGCTATAATAGAGCTATATATAATTGGCTTGGTGAATCTATAATTTGGAATCCTGAAAATGACGATTCTTATATTAATGAGGGTTACAGAAAAAACGCAACAGTTTATTCATTAGTTAATATTATTACAAAGGCTGCAACGACAATACCATTTCAGATATATGAAGTAAATAATGTAAATGATTATAAAAGATACAAATCATTAACAAGTGGTACTATCGATTCTACAGTAATGCAAAAAGCAATGATGCTTAAAAATAAGTCAATGGTAGAATTGCACGATACTGAACTACATATGTTGTTAGAAAGACCTAATCCAGCGCAATCTTATAATAGTTTTATTACAGAATTAATTGCTTTTGGTAAATTAACAGGTAACAGATACATTTATGGTTTAGCACCAGAAACAGGTAACAATGCTAATAAATATACTGAGTTATATGTGATGCCTTCACAAATTATGGAAATAGTAAGTGGTGGTTTAATGAATCCTGTTTCTAAATACAAAATACAATACAATGGCACATATGAAATGGATGCATCTGATATATGTCACATAAAAGATTTTAATCCTTACTATGATGGTACTGGTTCACATTTATATGGTCAATCGCCATTACGTGCAGGTTTAAGAGCATTGACAACTAATAATGAAGCAATCCAAACAGGTGTTAAATACTTACAGAATCAAACAGCTCGTGGTGTTTTAATGTCTGAAGAAGGTGATTTAAATGAAGTGCAAGCACAACAATTAAAAGATAAGTTTAAAAATCAGTTTACTGGTTCTAACAATGCTGGTGAGGTTTTAATAACACCTAAAAAATTATCTTGGGTTAACTTTGGTTTAAATGCAGCTGATGTTTCTTTGATAGAACAATACAACGCATCTGTTAAAGATTTATGTAATATTTACAACGTGCCAGTGCAATTGTTAAATAATACAGATTCCAATACATATAACAATATGAAGGAAGCTAAAAAAGCATTATACCAAAATGCTGTTATTCCTGAGTTAGTTAAAATTAGAGATGAGATAAATAGATGGTTATGTCCACAGTACGGAGACAAATACAAATTTGACTTTGATTTTACTTGCATACCTGAACTACAAGAAGAAAGTGACAAAGTAGTTGATCAGCTATCTAAAGCTTGGTGGATAACACCAAATGAAAAACGTGCTGTAATGAATTATGGCGAAGATGAAGAAAATGAAGCATTAAATGATTATTACATACCAGCTAACTTATTGCCAGTTAATGCAGAAAATATAGACATTCCTGTTGAGGAAAATGTAAGAGAATCTGTAGATATAGATGTATCTAAGTTTTTAAAGGAAAAAAAAACTGAAATAGAGTCTAAACAAACTTACGACAACTATCCACAAAGTGCTACTAATAACGCAAAGCGTATGTTAGAATTTAGAGAAAAATATGGACGTGATGTTGTGCAAGGTGGAACTGATATAGGTTGGAGACGTGCCTCACAGTTAGCTAGTAGAACTGCATTAAGTTTGTCAACTTTAAAAAGAGTTAAATCATTTTTAGCAAGACATAAAGATAACTCAAAAATATCAGATGAATTTAAAGGCGAACCATATAAAGATAAAGGCTATGTAGCTTATAATCTTTGGGGTGGCGAATCAATGAGAACTTGGGTAAATAAATTTCTTGACAAGTTAGAATCATAATATGCTTAACAAAAGAGATAATTGGCAACGTGCATTTGAAAAACAAATGGGCATTGCAGAAAGACGTAATATTCCTAAAGTAAAAAAATTCTATAAAACAGAATACAAAAAAGGGGTAGATTCTTTTCTATCTATGAATCAAACTAATTTTGATATTCTATTCAACGTAACTACATTGTCTAAACTATATAGAGATTTATATGAAGATATAGGAATGCAATTTGCTAAATGGTATGCAAGACATTTTGATAAGTATATATCAAAGGGCGTAAACCCAAAACAATATGAGTCATTCTGGATGGAAAGATTTGCTTACTTTGGTTCAGTAATAGCAGCACAAAGAGTAACACTAGTTTCTAACACAGCTAAACAAACACTAATAACACTTACACAAAGATTGATGTCTGACCCTGAATTTATGATGATGGGTGTTGCACAACAAGCCAGAATATTAAATAATAGATTTGGACAATATTCTTTAATGCAAGCTATTAGATTAATTAGAACTGAAGGCACTAACATAGCTAACTACGCTACTATGCAAAGCGCACAATCTATATTCCCTGCATCACAATTAAAAAAAGAATGGATAGCTAGTTTCGATGATAGAACCAGAGATGCACACGCTCAGGCTGATGGACAAATAGTAATGCAATCTGACCCTTTCTTAGTGGGTGGTGAGCAATTACTTTATCCAGGTGACCCAGCAGGTAGTTCAGAAAACGTTATAAATTGTAGATGTAGTGTTGCGCCTTTTCCAGTAGAAAATGCTGAAGCTGATGGTATAATTGAAAATATTGGCTTAGGCTTAGGTGGTCAACTAACATAGCTAAAATTTAAAATTTGTATATTTACAAAAATTTTTTCTATGAATACTATATTATATAAACAAGCACCTATTGGAGAGCTTTTAGATGCTGACGAAAACGCAGGAATTATAAAAGGTTACGGATCATACTTTGGAAACAAAGATTCAGATAGTGACATCATTGTAAAAGGTGCTTACACAAAAACAATACAAGAAAACGGAGAACGTGTTAAATATTTATATCAGCACGATATGAATCAACCAATTGGTAAAATGCGTGAATTATATGAAGATGATAAAGGTCTTGTATTTGTAGCAGAAATAGCAAAAACACAATTAGGTAAAGATGTAGTAGAGTTAATGAAATCTGGGGTTATTACAGAAAACTCTGTAGGTATAATGCCAATACAAAAAGAAAATAAAGGCGACTATAGAGAAATCAAAGAAGTTAAATTATATGAAATTAGTGCTGTAACATTAGCTGCTAATGACCAAGCAAAAATATTAGATGTCAAAGGTAATGTAGATTTAGAGAAATTATCAAAGAGATATGACAATCTAAGTAAATTAATCAGAAAAGGTAACATATCAGATGAATTAGGATATGCTATTGAAGCTGAAATACTAAAACTGAAATCATTATTTGTAGAGTTCACAAAGCCGACAGAAGAAGTCACTTTGCCGAATGTTGAAGCTAAAGCAAGTGATTTGGATATATACAATTATTTAATTAATTCCTTAAAAAAATAAAAATGGAAGAAAACGTAAAAAATCAATTAGATCAGTTAAATACTGCTATTGATTCAAAAATCGAAAAAGCTAAAGACATTGCTGTTGAAGCATCTGTTGTACAAGCTGACGAAATCGTAAAAAGCCAAGTATCAGAAATGACTACTAAGTTTAACGATAGACTAGATGCTATTGAAGTATCTAACAAAAAAACATTTGAAGCTAACCAACCAAGAGATTTTAAATCTGCTTTAGGAAAAGCTTTATCAGAAGGCGCAATTGATTCATTAACTAAAGGTAACTCAAGAAGTGCATCATTTCAGATTAAAGCTGATATGACTACTGGAGCTGACTTTACAGGTGAAGTAATTCCTGCTGATAGAGTACCAGGATATTTTTACGATCCTACTAGACCAGTACACGTAAGAAGTTTAATTTCTGGTGGTTCTACTGTAAGTGATGTAATAAGATATGTAACAGAATCAGGATATGCTAACAACGCTGCACCAGCTGCTGAGGGAGCAACATTAGCACAATCTGATTTTGATATGACTGCATCAACTGCATTAGTACAAAAAATTGGTACTTACTTCAGAATATCTGAAGAAATGCTAGCTGACACGCCTCAATTAACATCTTATTTATCTGCAAGAGCGCCAGAAAAATTATTAGAAATAGAAGATTCACAACTATTATCTGGTAACGGTTCTGCTCCAAATCTAAGTGGTATCATTGGTGCTTCTGCTGATTTTGATGTATCTTCAGGAGGTGCATTCTACCAATCTGTAGAAAGTGCTAATGAATTTGATGTAATCGTTGCTGCTTTAAACCAATTAAGTCTTGCTAACTATAGCGCTGATTGTATCTTATTAAATCCAACAGATTTTCATAAGATATTATTATTAAAAGATACAACTAACAACTATATCAAAGACCAAGTATATGCTGGGTTACAACCAACGTTTATGGGTGTTAAAGTTATCTTAAATACAGCTATGGCTGCTGGGTCTTTCTTAATTGGAAACTTTGCTGCTGGTTCACAAATGTGGATTAGAGAAAACCTAAACGTAGAGTTCTTTAGAGAAGATGGAACTAACGTAAGAGATGGTTTCGTTACAGTAAGAGTATCTGAAAGAGTTGCTTTAGCTAACTATTTGCCAAATGCTTATGTAAATGGCGCATTTAGTACAGCAAAAGCTGCATTAGAAACTCCGTAATATAATAATTACACTAACTAAAAAGGGTGCTTCGGCACTCTTTTTTTTTGCCTAATCCTATCTGTAAAACAATAAAATGAAAAAAAACTTTAAAATAAAATGAAAAAATATTTTGTATTTTGATAAAAAGTATTATCTTTGTATAGAACAACAATAACAATTAAATTATATATTATGAAAACTAAATTTGAAATCGGAAAAATTTATAGAGGAGTTAGCGGAGTGGGTACTATCGACTTAACAGTAATTAAAAGAACAGCAAAAACATTATGGGTAAAAACTTGTTTTGGTATTGATATGATTAGAGTAAAAAATAATTGTATATCTGAAGAAAATGTTAAATTTAAAAGTTGGTATTGTGGTTCAAACGATATTTATAAAGAAGAACAAATGTTAAAAGATGCGTATTATCAAGCGTATGAATATTAATTATAAAAACAAAACAATGAAATCAATAATTACATTTATTAAAAAAGACAAAGACAATTGGAAATGGCTATTAGGTTTTTATGCTATAGCTACAGTATTAACTTTACTTTTAACAATACAAATATAATGGATGCTAGAGATTACTTAGATAATTTATTAGACCCTTACAATCAATTTGAATACGAATGTCCTGTATGTGGTAGACCGCAAAATTTTAAAAGTCCTTGTAGCTCTGTTTGTGAAGAGGCTGAAATGATATGAATAAAAAACAAATTAATTTTTGGCTAAGTGCTTTACTAATATTTTTTACAATAAGGCAAGCTTTATTATATTATGATGTTTTAGGTGCATTATTTTTCTTAATTTTAACTTTAGCTATTTTAAATAATAGAAATATATAGTTTTTTGTTAGTCTGAAAAAGCCAGCTATTTTAATCGATAGTTGGTTTTTTTGTATATTAGAGTGTGGATAACAATACTCGTGGATGTTACGCAGAATACAAATTTGCAACAATGGCTATGGAATGCAATATGCGTGTATCAATGCCTCTTCTAGATTCATCGCCTTATGACTGTATTGTTGAACTTCCTAATGGCAAACTAAAAAAAATACAAATAAAATCTACAGCAAAGGGTGAACACCCTAAAGGCATACATATTACATTAAGATATTCTAATATTAGTTACACAGTTGAGGAAGTTGATTATTTTGCTGTATGGATAGAAATAAGAAAAGGATTTTATATAATTAAAAACAATGGCAAAATGTCTGCATTTAGAATATCTAAGAATGGTAAATATTCAAAAAATTTTAATAACTTTGCTAAAATTGTTTAATTTTATTGTTTTCATTGTCTAAAAGGTGCTACAAATTTATTGTGGCACTTTTTTTTTATCTTTACAAAAAATAATATTATGAAACTAAAAGTATTAATGCCTTTAAATCACAAAGGCAAAGTTTATCAAAATGGTGATTCAATAGACGTACCTGTTGAGAAAGTAGCAATATTTATTAATAAGGGGTGGGCAGCTAAATTCGAAAAGAAAGAAGCTAAACCAAAAAAAGTAACAAAAGAATTAAAAAAAGATTCTATAGAAACTAAAAG